TCTATCGTCGTTGGTACATCGACGGTCGCATCTACTATCACGTCGTTATCGACGAGAAAGACGTCAAGTCGGGCATCAAGGAAGTTCGGTACGTCGACCCTAGAAAGATCCGCAAAATCAGAGAAGTCTCCAAGAGAAAAGTCCCAGGTGGTGACGGCGGCGAGGCTGTTATTCCCAAGGTTCAAAACGAATACTTCATCTTCAATGACAAGGGATTCAACTACGGTAACAAGATGGTTGGGCCCACCACGACCGGCATGAAGATCGCTAAGGACTCAATAGTATACATCAATTCTGGGTTAACAGATACTCAGGGAACAATGGTTCTCTCATATCTTCACAAGGCAATCAAGTCTCTCAACCAGCTACGCACACTTGAAGATGCGCTAGTCATCTATCGTCTCGCCCGCGCGCCTGAGAGAAGAATATGGTACATCGACGTCGGTAACCTGCCGAAGATGAAAGCAGAGCAGTACGTTCGTGACATCATGGTCAAGCATAAGAATCGCTTGATCTATAACGGCGACACTGGTGAAGTCAGAGACGACCGTAAGTTCATGACGATGCTTGAAGACTACTGGCTACCTCGTCGCGAGGGCGGCAGAGGAACAGAAGTCACCACACTCCCTGGTGGTCAGACTCTCGGTGAGATGGACGACGTCCTCTACTTCCAGAAGAAGCTTTACCAGACATTGAATGTTCCCGTCAACAGGCTCAACTCGGATGCCTTATTCTCAATCGGTAGGGCGACAGAAGTCACCAGAGATGAGTTGAAGTTCGCTAAGTTTATCACGAGACTTCGTGGAAGATTCTCGATGCTGTTTACCTCTCTACTAGAGAAGCAGCTGGTGCTCAAGGGAATCATGTCTATTGAAGATTGGCAGAACATCGCTGCCGACATCAAGTATGACTATGCTAAGGACAACTACTTCACAGAGCTTAAGGACGCTGAGATCATCCAGAATCGCGCTCAGCTCATGATGACGGTCGAGCAAGGTGGATTGCTTGGCAAGTACTACTCTCATAAGTGGGCGCGCCGCAATATACTTCATCAATCGGATGACGTCATTGAAGAGCAGGATGAAGAGATCAAAGAAGAGGAATCCGATCCTCGTTGGAATCCACCGCCGATGGATGAAAACGGAAACCCAGTCGAACAGCCGCAGGGTGTTCAACCGCTAGCAAGCGATGAAGATACAGATGCAACTCCTGAGACTGATGAGAGTAACAAGAAGGTCAGAGAAGCTGAAGCTACAGTGAAGCTGCTAGGAAAGAAAGACAAGCGATCGATACAAGATGAAGCTAAATATAGATCAGCTGTTCAAATCCTAGCTAGAAACAAATAGAGGTTAAACAATGACTGAAATAAGCGCTAGAATCGCAGACCTTATCAACTTCAGCTCTAATCAAAAGCCGCTTGAGTTTGGTGCGACATTCAACGAGATACTACGGAATAAAGTTACAGCTGCTATCGATATCAAAAAGACAGAGATCGCCAGCAGAATGTTCAATGCTCCTGAAGTTGAAGATGAGGCTGAAGATCAAGAACAAGAAACAGATTCAGAATCAGAAGTAGAAGCAGAGGAACAAGAAGATGGCGAAGCAGCTTAAGGATATCCTAAACGGAGTCAAGGCCTCTAAGATTGTTCCAGGTTCTACTGGTTCTGATCCCGGTGTCGACTATGCTCCTAAGGCTCCCGATGAACAGGAGTTCGTGAAGAAGCACTCGACGGAAAAGCACGCCGACCGTGTCGGCAATGGTGATGATGTCTACCAGGCAACGAACATCAAGCATGTCATGGCTTCCCCCAAAGAAGACAAGCATGGTCACAAGAAGCCAGCTGATAAGAAGGTATACGAGGCTGCAAAGTGCAACATGACAGAGGCAGGTACGGCTTGCCCAGTTCATGAGATGGCTGACTGCACGAAGAAGACCCTTAAAGAAGTTATCACTAAGGATACCTCTGCAGGAGAGATCATTAAGGATTTTCAAAAGTCAAAGAATCCAAAGTTTGCCGGTAAGTCTCAAGAGAAGCGCAAGCAGATGGCTCTTGGTGCATACTATGCTAAGCAGCGCAACGAGAGTGCAGAAGATCTAGAAGAGGCGAAGCACGTCTTTCACGTTCATATGCCATCCGATGATACTAGAGGCCACAAGATGGTCGATGACCGTACATCAGAACCGGTTGGTAACAAGCCCAAGGGTCATAAGTTAAAGATCACAGTTCCAGCTACTAGCAGAACTGAAGCCACAAACAAAGCAGCCAAGTATGTAGCCAAAAATTATGGTACTAATGTGAAGTTCACTTACTCACACAAGATCGATGAGTCTCTGGCTGTACCATTGATCGGCAGCAATGATGACGAGTCAGCAGAGATGGCAAAGACACAGCTACGCGCTCTAGCCAACAAGGCAATACACCTAGCCATGCAGCTGTCGGATGATCAAGTCGTTGAGCCATGGGTTCAGTCTAAGATCGCCGTCGCCAAGGATTATGTTACAGCTGTTCATGATTACATGCTCTATGGAGACAATGGTTCAAAGAAAGAACAATCAGCTCCTTACGATGGTAGCATTGACATGACAGGTGCTCCCAGAAACACTGTTCCCAGCTTCTCGGCTGATGTCAACACGGGTCGCGTAGTATGAATATAATCAAGCCATCAGCGAACGTTATATCACTAACGACTCAGAACACCGTTTACAACTCGGTTCTAGTCTATGTTGCAGCAACGACAGCGGCACAGGTTAATGTGTTTTCCAATGCATCAACGCAGTATGCCTCATTTGTCATTCCCGCCAATCAGTACATCTTTGTTCAAAAGAACCCAACCGATCTAATATCAGCCAATGTAGCTGTACTAGCTACACCAGCAGCATACAGAGGGTAACATGAAACTCATTACAGAGCTGACCGAGGAAGTCGAATACATTACAGAAGCAAGAGAAGACGGCTCAAAGGATCACTACATCAAGGGCATCTTCATGCAGGCTGACCAGCCTAACCGTAATGGAAGAATCTACCCTCTGAAGATCATGGATAAGGCAGTTGAGAAGTACATTCAAACGCATGTCGATCAGAAGAGAGCATACGGTGAGCTTGGTCACCCAGCAGGTCCCCAGATCAACCTTGATCGTGTATCACACATCATCGTCGCGCTGACTCGTGATGGCTCGAACTTCATCGGCAAGGCTCGTTTAACAGACACACCAATGGGTAGCATCGCTAAGGGTCTATTGAAGTCCGGAGCAAACCTTGGTGTTTCCTCACGTGGTCTTGGCTCGTTGGTTGAAAAGAACGGCATCATGGAAGTACAGGACGACTTCCGTCTTGCTACAGCAGCTGACATCGTAGCTGATCCTTCTGCACCCAATGCATTTGTCAAGGGCGTGATGGAAGGCGCTGAATGGGTTTACGACGCTGTTAACGAGTCTTGGTATCAAGAAAAGATGCACAATACCCGTAAGGCTATGCGTAAGATGCGTATGGATGAGATCGAGGAAAACAAATTTGGTATTTACGAGAGCTTCATCAAGTCTCTCTCGGCAAAAACAAAACTAATATAAATAAAATAACGAAATAGGAAGGGAGACCTTTAATGACTGAAAAATATAAAATTGAAAATGAAGAAGATCTAGAGCTTGACTCCATTGAAGAGTTAGAAGAGGGTCCATTTACTGGCGTCGGCAAAATGCTAATGAAGCATAAGCTGAAAAAGGGTATAAAAAAGGATTATGATGCCAACATGGATGCGCTTGATGTTGGGGATGAAGGTAAATGGACCAAAACATATGATGCTCAAAAGAGAAAGGAAAAGGCTCTGAAAAGATTAAGCAGAGAAGAAGTTGAGCTTGTTGATGAGTCCATTGCTTCAGAAACTCTTAAGGCTGGTTCACGCTCGGTCGACGACCCCAAGTCAAAGATTGAGTTCATGCAGCGCACTCTTGGTGCCATGAATGGCATGAAGAAGGAAGATCTGACCAAGTGGTACACTCAAGCGATGGCTCTCATCGGCAAGGAAGCTGACAGCCTTCCAGCTGGTGCTAATGCAGATGCCAATCAGTCTTCAATTGATATGAAGGGTGGCAAGGGACCAAAGACCAAGGATCCAATGCCGAAGCTCAGCGTCAAGGAAGACGTCGAAGATATGTTCAGCGGCGAAGAGCTGTCTGAAGAGTTCAAGGACAAGGCTTCTACACTATTTGAAGCTGCAGTAAACGCACGTGCAGTAGTTGAGATCGCGCGTCTTGAGGAAGAATATGAGACTCGCCTAGAAGAGGAAGTCGCTTCAATCGTTAAGCAGGTTGAGGGTAATC